CGGGGGGTCTTAATTGACCCTCCATTTTTTAAAGGAGATAAAATGTACGGTAAAGATAAAAAGAAAAAAATGATGAAAGGCGGAATGGCTAAAAAGAAAATGATGGGTGGCGGTAAAGTTAAAAGAGCTGCTTATAAACATGGCGGTAAAGCTATGGAAAAAGCTAAACCTTGTTAATATGAAAGTTAAAGCACCAAAAGGTTATCACTGGATGAAGTCCGGTAAAACATATAAATTAATGAAACACTCAGGTAAGTTTGTTAAACACAAAGGTGCAAGTTTAACAGCTAACTTTGAAATTCAAAAGGTTCACAAAAAATAATGGCTACTACATATCTTGACATAACTAATGAAGTATTAAGAGAACTTAACGAAGTTCCGCTAACCTCTGCAAACTTTGCAAACGCTACAGGTATTCAAAAGTTTGTTAAAGATAGTGTAAACAAAGCTATATTCGACATAGCTAACCAAGAACCTCAATTACCTTTTTTTGCTGTAAACTTAAGTGGAGAGACTGACCCTTTCTATGGAAATGTAACAGTCGCTACTACAGCAGGAACAAGATGGTATAAACTTAAGTCTGATAGTTCAAGTATTACTACAGACTATGCATCAATAGATTGGGATGATTTTTATGTCACAACTATTAACGTAGATGGAGAAACAACTCCTTATGTCTCTAGAGGATTAAAGTTTCTTACATTAGATGATTGGAAAAGATATTACAGAGACAGTGAAAATGCAGACGATGCAGACACTCAAAATTATGGAGAACCTAAATTTGTAATTAAGTCTCCAGATAACAGGAAGTTTGGATTAAGTCCAATTCCTGATAAAGTTTATAATGTACACTTTTATGCTTTTGTAAGACCGACTGCTTTATCGGCTTATAACGATACAATCGTTTTACCAGAGCAATACAGTAACGTAATAACAGCTAGAGTTCGTTATTATATTTGGCAGTTTAAAGAAAGTCCACAACAAGCAGCATTTGCTTTGGATGACTTTAAAAAGGGAATGAAACATATGAAATCAAATCTTATGAATCCAGCTCCTAAATATATGACAGACGATAGAACTTACTTTTAAAATATATGGCACGTTCACAACCATTTACCGTAGCATGTGCAGGTGGTTTAGTAACATCATCTAACTCTATAGACTTGTTACGTACACCCGGAGTTGCTACAACTTTACAAAACTTTGAAGTCTCTATTGAAGGTGGCTACAGACGTATTAATGGTTTTAGTAAGTTTGGTGCAGGAAGTGCAGTTCAACCTACAGGTGGTGTAACTAATATATTAGGTACTATGCCTTATGCAGATGGTGTTGTAGTTTGTGCAGGTACTAATATTTATTTTACACAAGACGGTATTACGTATTTACAAATAAATAAATTATCACACAGTAGTGGAGATGATTATACAACTTTTACAGGACGTACAGCTACTACAAGAACTGGACAAGGACAATGTCAGTTTGCAATGTTTGAAAAAGCTGGTGAAGATTACGGACAAATAATTATAGCTGACGGAGCTAATAAACCTTTTATTTTTAGAATGGAAGGTAACGGAACTTTAACTAATAGAACATTTCATACTGAAGAAATTACAGTTACAGGTACAAAGCACGTTAAATATATTACATCTCATGACCATCATCTAATAGCTGCTGGTGTAGAAGATAACGAGAACACAGTTTATTATAGTGTTTATAACGATTCAGATGACTTTACAGGAACTGGAGCAGGGTCAGTAACTATATCAGATAAAATTGTAGGTGTTAAAGGTTTCCGTCAAGACTTATTTATATTTTGTGAAAATAGTATACATAAACTTATAAATATAAACGATAGTCAAAATACAGCAGTTGTACCAGTTGCAGAAAACGTAGGTTGTTTAAGTGGCTATAGTATTCAAGAGATTGGCGGTGACTTAATATTTTTAGCACCAGACGGATTAAGAACAGTCGCTGGTACAGCAAGAATTGGTGACGTTGAGTTAGGTACAGTTAGTAAATCTATACAACCTATTATAACAGAACTAGCACAAAATGTAAATCAATATATAATAAATAGTGTTGTACTTAGAGAAAAATCACAATATAGATTATTTTATACCGATACAGACTTGACAAATGCTTCACAAAGAGGTATAATAGGTACACTAAGACCAAATGGTTTTGAATGGTCTGAAACTCTAGGTATAGAAGTAACAGCTATAGGTTCTGGTTTTGATACTAACGGTATTGAAAAATACTATCATGGTGATACAGATGGTTATGTTCATGTACATGACTCAGGTGATAACTTTGATGGTTCTGCAGTAGATGCAAGATACCAGACACCAGATTACGACTATGGTGATTTTGGAACTTTAAAAACTTTACACTACGTTAAACTATCTATAGGTCCAGAGAATGAAGTACAGCCTTCAGTAAGAGTTAGATTTGATTACGACAGTAACGAAACACCACAACCAGAAGATTACTTATTAGATTCTGTACCGGCTCCATCTATATTTGGTAGTGCTTTATTCGGCACTGCAAAGTTTGGAGCATCTGAACAGCCTTTAGTTAGGTTAGCACTTCAAGGTAGTGGTTATTCTAATAGCTTTAGAATCTTAACAAACGATACAAACGCACCATATACAATAAACGGACTATACATAGATTACATTCCATCAGGTAGGAGATAAACACAATGGCAGGTTATACAAGACAAAGTACATTCGCAGACGGAGATACTATCACTGCTGCGTTATTTAATAACGAGTACAACCAACTTTTAAACGCTTTTAGTAATACAGGAGGTCATAAACATGACGGTACTGCTGCAGAAGGTCCGGTTATAGGATTAATTGGTGATGCAGGTGTTACTACACCACTTAACAAAGTTTTAATAGATAGTACAAATGACCACATAGAATTTTGGGTAGACGTATCAAGTTCTTCTGTACAACAGCTTTACATAGCAGATGGAGCTATCGTACCTGTTACAGATAACGATATAGATTTAGGTACTAGTTCTTTACAGTTTAAAGACCTTTACATTAATGGTACAGCTAATATAGATAGTTTAGTACTTGCAAGTGGTTCTACAGTTACAGCAGTACTTGATGAAGATGATTTAAGTTCTGATAGTGCTACATCTTTAGTAACTCAACAATCTGTAAAAGCTTATATAGATGCTCAAGTCACTGCACAGGACTTAGACTTTGCAGGTGATACAGGTGGTGCTTTAAGTATTGACCTCGACTCAGAAAGCCTTACAATCGCTGGTGGCACTGGTATAGATACTAGTGGTGCTACAAATACTTTAACAGTTGCAATAGATTCTACAGTTGCAACTCTTACAGGTTCTCAAACTCTTACAAATAAAACAATAGATGTTGATAATAACACTGTATCAAATATTGAAGTAGATAATTTTAAAGCTTCTGCAATTGTATTAGAATCAGAAGGTATTGGTTCTAACGATAACGATACAAGTTTACCAACTTCAGCAGCAGTAAAAGATTATGTAGATACACAAATTACTGCAGAAGACTTAGACATTACAACAGACAGTGGAACTATTGCAATAGACTTAGATAGTGAAACATTAACTATATCAGGTGGTACAGGTCTTGATAGTTCTGCAACAGGTAATGCAGTTACTTTAGCAATAGATAGCACAGTAACAACTTTAACAGGCACACAGACTTTAACTAATAAAACATTAACAACTCCGGTTATTAGTTCTATATCTAATACTGGTACATTGACTTTACCAACTTCAACAGATACATTAGTTGGTAGAGCTACAACAGATACTCTTACAAATAAAACTCTTACAAGTGCTACCCTTACAAGCCCTGTAATCAATACAGGTGTATCCGGTACAGCTTTCCTTGACGATGATACTTTTGCAACTGCAACAGCTAGTACATTAGCATCTTCAGAGTCTATTAAAGCTTATGTAGATACTACAGTTGCTGCAACTAATGAAGTTGTTGAAGACTCTACTCCACAGTTAGGTGGTGATTTAGATTTAAACTCTAATGACATTACAGGTACAGGTAACATTAATATTACAGGTACTATACAGTCTTCAGGAAATATAACAGGTACACTAGCTACAGCAGCTCAACCCAATATTACAAGTCTTGGTACGCTTACAGGTTTAACCACTACAGGTGATATTAACTTTGGCGATAGCGACAAAGCTATCTTTGGAGCAGGTAGTGATTTACAGATTTATCATGATGGTGGTACATCGATTATTGCCGACGTAGGCACTGGGTTTTTAGCTCTACGAGGTGATGGTAATGTTACGCTGCAAAATGCGGCAGGAACAGAAAACAAACTTGTTGCATCAAGTGATGGTGCAGTAACAATTTATTACGACAACGCAGCCAAACTAGCCACAACCTCAACAGGCATAGACGTAACAGGCAATTTACAAACAACAGGATATTTAGCAGTTGAAGGCACAAGTGGGAATACAGGCTCAGCAGGTGATAGATGGATTGGTGGTGATGGAACAGCAGGTACTTGGTTTTATAACGTACCAACAGGCTCAAATCATTACTTTGCTGTAAATAATTCTAACAAATTAGCTATTGATGGTTCAGGAATAGACGTAACAGGTACAGCAGTAACAGACGGTCTTACAGTAGCTGGTAACGTCTCAGTAGATGGTGGAACAATTAAACTTGATGGTAATTATCCTACGGGTACGGATAACGTAGCTTTAGGTGATACTGCTCTTGATAGCGTTGCAAGTGATGGTAACTATAATGTTGCTATAGGTACTGACGCTGCAACTTCATTATCTACAGGTGATTACAATACTGCTGTAGGCTATAAAGCTCTAGAAGACCATACAACAGGTGCTTCAAATACTGCTGTAGGTGCTCAAGCGTTAATGAATAACACTACTGCTGCTAATAATGTTGCAGTTGGAATAAGTGCCTTAAGAGATAATACAACAGGAGCTGGTAATGTTGCTATAGGTAAAAATGCACTAGATGTAAACACTACAGCTTCAAACAATACTGCTGTTGGAACTGACGCACTTGGAGCAAACACTACAGGTACAGGTAATGTTGCTGTTGGTAATAATACTTTAGATGAGAATACAACAGGTTCGTTAAATACCGCAATAGGTGCAAATGCTTTATCTGCTGTAACAACAGGAAGCGATACAGTAGCTGTTGGAGCAAATTCTTTAATTGCTTTAACAACTGGTACAGGTAATGTAGGTGTTGGACATGATACTTTAGGTAGTGTTACTACTGGAACAAATAGTACAGCAGTAGGTTTTCAATCTTTATTATCAAACACAGCTTCTAATAACACAGCATTAGGTTATCAAACACTAATAGCAAACACTACAGGTGATACTAACACCTCAGTTGGCTCATCTAGTATGGCAGCTAATACTACAGGAAGTTTTAATGCAGCTCTTGGTTATAATGCATTGGGTGCTAATACAGAAGGCGAAAGTAACGTAGCTATTGGCTGGGCTGCTTTAGATGCAAATACAACAGCAGATAATAATACCGCAGTTGGTAAATCAGCTTTAACAGCAAACACTACAGGCTATAGTAATACAGCAATTGGTACGCAAACTTTATTATCAAATACTACAGGTATAAATAACGCAGCAGTTGGTAGATATGCTTTATACAATAATACAACTGGCGGTTCAAATACTGCTATGGGTTTACAAGCACTTTTTTCAAACACTACAGCAAGTAACAATACAGCAGTTGGTTATTTTTCTTTATTATCAAACACTACAGGGATTCAGAATACAGCCGTAGGCTCTCTTGCACTTGACGCTAACACTAGCGGTGATTTAAACGTAGCAGTTGGTTATCAAGCATTAGGCTCTGTTGTATCGACTGGTGCAAATACCGCTGTTGGCGGTTATGCTCTTCAAGCAAACACTGCCGCAAACAATACAGCGGTTGGTTATTTTTCACTTAAAGTAAACACTGCAGGTACAGCTAATACAGCAGTAGGTAGAGATACGTTAGCAGCAAACACTACAGGAGATAATAATACAGCAGTAGGTATTAATGCTTTAGAAGCAAACACTACAGCTTCAAACAATACTGCAATGGGTTATGCCTCTTTATTGTTAAATACCACAGGTACTCAAAATACCGCAATAGGTATGGTAACTTTAGATGCTAATACTACTGGCTCAGACAATGTTGCTTTAGGTTACGCTGCTTTAACATCAAATACTACAGCTTCTAATAACACAGCTATTGGTCGTGGAGCTTTACAGTTAAACACTACAGGTGCTACAAATACCGCAGTAGGGTCTTTATCCCTTGATGCTAATACGACTGGAGCAGACAATACTGCTGTTGGTGCTAGTGCTTTAGGTTCTAATACAACTGCATCTAATAATTCAGCATTTGGTAGAATTGCTTTATTTTCTAATACAACAGGAGCAAACAACACAGCAGTTGGTAAAGCTGCCTTAGAAGCAAACACTACAGGTGCTTATAACACAGCCATAGGTGTTTTTGCTTTAGATACTAACACTACAGCATCAAACAATACTGCGGTTGGTTATGCAGCCTTAGATGCTAACACCACAGGAGACCAAAATACCGCAGTTGGTTCTTTGGCTTTAGATGCAAACACTACTGGTTCTAGAAATACAGCTATGGGGGTGGAAACATTAACAGCGTGTACAACAGGTAATAACAACACAGCTTTAGGACATACATCATCAGCAAATATAACAACTGGTTCAGCTAATGTTTCAGTTGGATATAATAGTTTTACTCCAGCAACCACAGCATCTAGAAGTGTCATTATTGGAGTTGATGCTGGTTCTTCTATTACTACAGGAAATGACAACACACTCATTGGTCAGGGGGCTGGAGATACTATTACTACAGGTGTTGATAATATTTTAATAGGTCAAAGTTGTGATGTTGATAGTAGTTCAGCAGCTTCAAGATTTGGCATAGGAATAGATTTAGATGTATCGTCAAATAATCAAATTAGAATAGGATATGGTTCTACTTTTGTTTATAACAACTGGGCATCAAATGCCACTTGGACTCACAGCTCTGATGAAAGATTAAAAGAAAATATAGAAACAGATAATCTTGGTTTATCTTTTATAAATGATTTAAGACCAGTTACTTATAATTGGAAAAAACAAAAAGATGTAGTTGAAGAAATTAGAGGAAATCACGAAAGAGATACACATATAAAGCAACATGGTTTATTAGCCCAAGAAGTAAAAGCATCATTAGATAAAGTCGGTATAGATACTTTTACAGGGTGGTCAGAAGAAAAAGATGGTACACAAATGTTAAGTGAAAGTATGTTTATCTTCCCATTAATTAACGCAGTAAAAGAACTTTCATCACAAGTAGATGAATTAAAAGCCGAAATACAAACTTTAAAAGGAGAATAACATGGCACAAACAGTAAGCGAAGTCTTAACAGCAGCAATGGATAGCGTAAACTTAATTAACGAAGTAAACGCTGGAACTTGGAATGTTGAAGGTATGGAGCAATCAGAAATCAACGATATGGTACAAAGAAACGTAGACCACTTGGAAATCGTTTTAGCGTATGCACCTGTTGATGAAGATGATGATACTCCAGATGTAGCTGGTAGTTCAGATGATAAAACATCTTATACAGACGCTATTACAACTGGTAAAGCATACATCGCAGCTAATTAATAAGTATGGAACTAACACCTTATTTATTTTGGAATATATTTATAACTTTGGTGTTGGCTCCAATACTTTACAGTATTCGACAGAACACGTCAGAAGCTAAAAGAATTGATATACTCTTAAACAAGACTCGTGAAGAGATGGCAAGAGAGTATGTAACTAAAAACGAACTAAAAGATGATATGCAAGTCTTAATGGACAGGATAGATAAAATAGGTGAAAAGCTTGACAAACTCTTTGAAGTCAAGTAAAATATACATGTAGGTATTATAAATGAGTAAAAAGAAAAAAACATATCTACAGAAAATAGACTTGATATGTCTAAAGGCGGTAGAGTAGGTTATCGAAGAGGTATGAATGTAAGAGACATTGACGATAACGAAAGAAGAGGAAGACCTCCAGTAGGCGGTGGACCAAGAGACGGTGGGGGAATACCTGAAAAAGACCCAGTAGCTCCACCAAAAGTAGGTGGACCAGTAACTCCACCAAAAAATCCACCAAAAGTAGGTGGACCAGTAGCTCCTCCGGGTGGTGGAACTCCTCCGGGAAAAGGGAAGCCTATACAAGTACCACCTCCGAAATTTGTAGACCCTCCGGGAACTGGCGGTACTCCAATGCCTCCTAGAGATAATGGAAGACCTCAAGAAACTCCTCCACCTCCAAAGCTTACACCGGCAAGTCCTGAAGCTATGAGAGAAACAAAAGCTCAAGAAGGAGACCCAACTTTTGATGCAGCTAGACAAGAAAGAATAAGAGAAACAGGATTACAAATAGA